ACAGCCCCGGCAAGGATAGGAATTGAACCGGCTACGATACCAGCCGCAACCGGCATATCGACTGTTACTGCTGCGTCAAAATAGACGGACATTCAAACTCCGTTAGGTCGCGCTCCCGGCAGACGGAATAGTGAAGGCAAACGTGTTGATAATCAGCGGAGTGTTAATGGTGGTGGTAAGCACCGTCCCGTTTATATCCGCACCGGAGGAACCTACAGAGAAATCAACCCTGCGGTACGTGGTGGATGCGCTTGTTCCGTCATCCCCTGAATCCAGCACCAGACGGAAGAAACCTATTGTCCCGGTAGCGTCTGCGCTGGTGTCCTGCCAAGTGGTAGTTTCCTTAGAGAGCACCCCGGATACAGGAGGATACGACCAATTCAACCCGTTTGCCGCTGCAACGCCAGCCGTGCCGCCTGATGCTGCCGGTTTGCCGGTACTCGCTACTGTTGCCGTCATGGTGGTAGCAGTAGTAGCACATACGACATCGTTGTAAGCCGTGCCGGACGAAATTGGAGCCTTGATATAGATGTCGTCATCGTCAGTACGGGCCTCAAAGTCAGGCATGGAACGGGCATTATTGATAGACGTTGCAATCGCGGTCGCTGTGGTAGCGAGGTCAGTAGTGAAACTCACGGCAGACGGGAGGATGTTCATACCCCCTATCGTGATGGTATCCACAGAACCGGAAGAACCGGCTATAGTGATTTTCCATTCCGCTCTTGTCTCGGCCGTCCACGCTCCACCCGAAAGCGTAACCGTACCCAGTAGAGTACCGGAGGTAATAGCCGTGTCTGCCGTAGCTGGCATGGTTCCGCTGTAGGCAAGCAACTTGCCGTTGGCAAGATTGGCTTGATAGCCATACAGCGCCAGTGCTTTTACAAATCCTGTTGAAAGGTTCATACTTACTCCTTATACCCACGCTATGAATTGGTTGTACCCGCTCAACTTCCTTATAATTGCAGCACCCTTTCTCTGTGCCGTAAAACTTAGTGTGTTCAAGGTCGTGTTCTGCACCGTCCCTCCGTCGTCACCGTCACAGATGCCATCAGACGTTACGAACCGCACCCGCTTCCCTGGACTTCCCGATAACGCTCCGTCATACACCGTTCCGCATCCCTCTATCATCTTCCCGTCGTATGCCTCGGTAAGCGTGAAGTCGTCCGGCCCCTTCCCTGCCATCCAATAGACCTTATCAGCCATGACATACATCCCGTTCTGTAGCGGGTACACTCCCCGTATCCTCTCGCGGAAGGCGAAAGGATCGTCCCTCTCATCAAGACGTTGAATATCGTCAGCATCCGTGTAGTAGAGGACGTTATCAATCGCCACAAAGAGCCTGCGGTTGAAAAGGGTTACGATATGCCCCGCTTCCACAGCCTCTTTGAATCTCTGTGATGAATACTCAAAGTCGTATGCTATCCCGTTCTCTATCAGGAACAGGTCAACACCGTTTGAGCACACGGTAAGATAATTCACTTGCGCGTAGCTCATGGGGAGAGAGGGCGAGGAGAGAGTTCTTATCGTTACGGCGGTTGTGAAAGTAGGAAGCAGCCGCTTGAGATACGAGCCTTCCACGAAATAACATTCAGTCCCGTTACTCCAAAGGCTGTGAGGAGTCCCGGTATATACCTTTGTTATCCCTGCCCTCCTTTTCGCTGAAAGGGTATCCGTGATGTCGGCGTTGACTATCGCTTGGCACTCCGCGAAATCTACAGGATTACCGATAGTTGGGCCACGTAGCCGTGCCTTGTGTTGCACGTTGTTGGTCGTTAGGAAACCCTTGAATATGACAGGTTCAAGTTTCGCCATCAGATGAGCCTCGTATCCGATACCGGCACTCTGCCACCGTGTAACCTACGCTCAAGTTCTATCCGTATCCTGTCGCACCTTGCTATGAAACGGGCTTCATGCTCTGCGGCAAGTTGCGGCTTGTCCGTCTGAGCGTCCTTTTTCTGGAAGGCTAGAGCCATAATCCCCGGTATCAAGTCGTTGTGGTACTCGGAGCGGAAACCAAGGGAAGGAGCGGGAGAAGCGTCATAATCAAGGAGTGTTAAGGGATGCCGCGTTACCGTGAGGTATGCCGTGTCATTGGCCGAAGGAGTAGGGAAGAAGAATATCTTGTCCGTTTCAAGGTCGGTACAGTAGTATTCGGGAGTGCCAGCATCAAGGGTACGCCAGTTATCGTACACGGAAGGCAGTTCATCCCTCCTGATAGGCTTCAGGGGATATGTCCCGGTTGCGGTCTGCACATCAAGAAGTTCAATTATCTTGGTGCTAAGGCTGTAGCTTCCGGTATTCGCTACCAGAGACAATCGACACAGAGGGAGCGGGGATGATTCACTATCGGTTGCAGTAGTGGAGTCTATGAGCAGATACCGGCAGAGGTTGAACATCCTGTTTCTAGCCTCGTTGCCGTATTCGTCTATCAATTCAGCATCAGTCCAAAGGTATTCGGAAGAATCCCCCGCTACGTCCCTGAGTCTCCTCCTGACAGCCGCTAAAAGTTCCGCTTGCGTCATTCCCTACTCCTTTGGTTGCGCCATCAAAAACCTATGGTAATTCCCTTCGTATCCGGCATGGGTAAAGTCGATATCGGGAACCACCCATATCTGCCCCATAATGCGTGTCCACAACCGGCAAAAGGCGTAATCCTCACCTACCCATCGGCCATCATAGACACCCTGTGGGAACAGGTCGTAAGCGTCTTCAAACCATTCACCGTCTTTGTAGTTGCTGTACTTCTGCTGCGGGTAGGCTTCGATAAGCCTCTCAATCACGCTGCGCTTGATACGGAGAAAGCCGGTAGGCACTCCCGTTGCCGGGATGCAACCGTCATCACGCACAACCGGATATCCCTTCGCATCCGTATAAATCACCACCGGGAAAGCCGGTTCATCCTGTTTAAGCGGATAGACACCACCAACCATGTCATCCGGCATTTCAGCGAGTTCAATCACCTTCTCAGGCGGCCATGAAATGTCATCATCAAGAAAGAACAGTACATCAGCGTCCGAATCCATAAACTGCTTGACTATCTTGTTTCTGGCTTCTTGAACGTAACAGCATCCATGCACAAGAACGAATTGCGTGTCATATCCCTTTTCCTTGCACAGATTTACCGTTGCCTCTAATGAGTCCAAGAATCCGGGATAGGTAATACCTTTGTATGTCGGAGTGGCGAAAAGTATCTTCATGTAGAGAGGGGCGAGTTTCCCCGCCCCATCCTTTCTTGCTTACGCACTCCCCTTTATCATGCCGAAAGCTACAAGGGCGGCGCGGAGTTCGTTCACCAGAGTGACGATTGCGTCAGCCTGGGTGGAAGTTGAATAACCATACGGGGTCGTGGTCTGCGATGCCGTTGTGCCTACCGCTGCCTGAGCGGCACCGGAACGCTGCACGATGGGAGTCACCCCATATACGGATACCTTGTCGGTCGTAGACTGGCCGACAGAGACACCATCTGTCGTATTTTTGCCTATGTATTCACCTACTGCCATTGTCGTTCTCCTTGTCCGTCACATGCGTCCAACTCCGACCTTTACGGATGCCGCATATGGTTTGTTGAGACACGTTATATTTAGCCGCTAAGTCTTTGCCTCTTTCGGTACTGCTTCGGATTTCAATAATGTCTTTGGGTGTTAATTTGTCGCTTACACCCCTACGAGGGCTTATGCGCTTGGCCTTAATTGCGTTTACATCTAAACCTTGCCAAGAATTTTTGTTTTTGATACTGCCAACTGTTGATGCTGCAATATTGTATTCACTAGCAATCAACGAATATGGTCTTGGGTCGGTTAAAATAGCCTTGGCTTCTTCTTCAGTAATCTTCGCATGAGGGCTGTTCTCGCCAGATAAAACCTTGTGCCGACCTTTTGCTATTTTGTCATGCATATTGTCAGCATTACTACCAATCCACAGGTGTTCTGGGTTGACGCATTTAGGGTTATCGCATTTGTGGCACACATGTTTACCTTTCGGTATATCCTCATAATGCAGAGCATATGAGAACCTGTGCGCTCTATTATATGTGATACCCCTTATGACCCCCCTAAACATTCCGTAACCATCCCGGTCTTTAGCACCCTGCCACTCCCAACATCCGTTATCCCGTTTCACTACCCTAGACCAAAATCGTTGTTCGGGAGACATCCCACGGAATTGAGCCGCATGATGTTTCGTGGCAACTGGTGAACCATATAACTTATTTCTACGCCAATGCTTGCTACACAACCCTAATGCTACCGATGGTCTATCACAACCCTTGATACAGCATATCGAATAGTCCACAAAGACCTCCTGCACGACCCAGATTTTTATGATGTCATTATATCTGAATCGTACAGGATTTACAACATACTTTTACGAATTATCTCGTAACCCTGCAAGCTAACTCGGGTCTTATTGTTTTAAAACCGTAGAGCACATCAAGGCGACATGGTATGGTATCGTTGGTGATATCGTACTGACGGACGATCCTCATGCTGATGCCATCCATCACTTTCCGGGCCGCGAAATCTACGCCGTTAGGCATTTCCAGATCTGCGGATACGAAAGCGAAAGCATCCTTGTGGTAGCAGATGTTCTGGCCGTATGTGGTGGAGGGATTAGCAGAAGCAGCCGCGCCGCCGCAATCCGCGCCGCCCTTGAAGATAACTACCGCATCGCTTCCCGGAGTACCGTAGACGTTCTGGTATGCACCAGAGGTTACGATGGTCGGGGAAATCTTCAGCCCTGCGATGGTGGTGTTGGCTCCGCCGCCATCTCCACCAGTAGCGGATTCAGTAACCACAAACTGTTGAAGGTGGCTGTAAGGCTGTTTCGTCTCAGGGTGTACGGCATAGTAACCGGCGATGGTGAATACCTCTCCCTTGGCAATGGTCGTGGATGCGCCGAGGGCTTTCAGATTGATGGTTGCGCCGGAAGGAGCCGCGCCGTCGATGGTGATGGAACCGGTACGAGTGCCGGAAGTGTAGGTCGGCAGAAGGTCGTTCTCCGCGAAGGTGAAGCCAGCGGAGCGCCCCATGATGCCCTCTCGGTACTGCTTGGAAATCTCGCCGCTGTCTTGGAACAGGGACTTGAGGCCACCTACCATCGCGGCAGAGGTAGCGGAATCTACAAGTGCCATTCTCTTGTCGTCACGTGGAGCAAGGTACTGATTCAGTTTGGTCTTGGCATTCAGGAACATGGCGAGGTCGTTCGGAGTCGTGCCGGTAGTACCGGCCATGTTGTAAATATCCAGCACCATGCCGAGTGCATCAGCTTCGATGGTGGAGGCAAGAACCGACATCGCCGGAACAATCTTCCGCTCTGCGAAGTCATCAAGAGACATGGTAAGCTCTTGCGTGGTGAAGTTCATACCGACATGCTTCCGGGTAGCACAGGTAAGAGTGGTGTACTGCTCCGTGCTATCCTGAACATCAAGGGTCGCGCCGGTAGTTACGGTGAATTTCTCCGGCAGACGGATACGGAGGGATTCGCCAATCTTGCCGCCGGTGCTGGCAAACTGGCTGTCATACTGCCGGTTGATAGAGCCTATAAAATTGAGTTTCGCGTGGAGTACCTGAAGGCACTTACGCAAGATGATATCAGGGGTGAGTATCGTATTTCCCATTGCTTATCTCCTGGTGCGTGTTCTCGCACAAAGGGTTTGAGTTGTTAGTAGAGCCTCCCTTGTCTGGCGCATCGCGCCCTTTCCGCTTTCAGCCATTCATCATCGGACATATCTTCGGGAGACTTGGTGACGGTTCCTTTACCCCCTACCGCTTTTACGGGTTCAGGGGCTTTCGTTATCCTCTTTACGGGCTTTTCCGCTTTCTCTAGCCGCTCCTCAAGTTTCCCGATTTCGATAAGTTGCCTCTTGGGAGACATCGCGGCAATCTTGAGAGCCAGATCGCGGTTCTTGGCGAGGTGATAGACGATATCTGCCGAATGTTCGCTCTCGATGATGGTGAGTAGCGTTTCGTCGGGCATGGTGATGTCCCGCGCATCGTCCAGGACTTCTTCAAAGTCCTCATATACCTCTTTTGCCTTCTCCACCCGCGAGGTGTGGGTCTGTAACGCCTTTTGTCGTTCTTCCTGTTCCCGCTGCTGTCTAGCGGTAAACTCCCGCTGCGCTATCTTCTGGTCGGTCTTCCAATCCGACAGGGCTTCAAGGAAATCCTCGTAATTGTCGTATTGGTCTGCGGTAGGCTTCCCGGTCTGGCTAGCCGGAATTGTGGTCGTGTCTTCCCGGCGCGGTTCCGTGGCCCCTTCTTTGCCTATGGCCTTCGCCTTCCAGTATTCAGCCTCTCGCTCCGCTTCCCTGCGCTTGCGGGTGAGTTCGTCAATCCGTTTTTGAACACCCTTCTCCTTCTCTTGGGGTTCTGCGGGCGGATCGTCCGTGGGTTCTTCCGTTCCCGGTTCCGCTCCGGGTTCTTCGGTAGGTTCGGAAGGTTCGCCTTCCGGCGGTTGTGCAGGGTCTCCCTGCGGTTCCTGATAATCGGGGTTTACATACGGTTCGTTCTCTTCACTCATTTTTTCGCGCCCTTTCTATGGCGAATTATCCCGGTATTTGTTCCGGTAACATTTATATATTCAACTTATTATATTATACGCATAGTCATTACGCTTGCGCAATACAAAATTCACACTTGTTCCTGTGGGGGCTGCATACTACCCATCATCATTTGCTGTTGCTGCGCCTGACGTTCCTGCAACCGCTTCGCTATATCGGCAGCACCCGGCCAGTCGAGATTACCCATGATGATATCACCCGCTACAGTCATGAGGTCGGGAACGGCTTGTATTATCTGCATCATGGAGTCTGCCGCTTCCATGCGCTGCGTAGTGTAAGACGGCCCTACAGTCACATATACATCGTACTTGCCAACCGTTATATCATTGATGAGCGTCATCGTACCGTCTGGATTCGGTATCTGCTTGTTAATATCGACCATCTGAGTCTTGCCGTCGAAGTTGAGTAGCCGCAAGGTGCGCTCAGTGTCGTAAATACGAGGTATCATGTCCACCAGAATCTTGCCGGTGAAGGTGATGGCGCGGGTGAGATTGTCCAGAAACTCAAACATCCCCACATCGGACTCCTGTTTCCGCTCCCGAATAGCCGCCCCGGTACGCTCGTTACTCTGTTGGCCGAGTGCAGACTTGAATATCCCGGTAGTTTCCTGTAAATCCTCGGTAGCTTGTGCGGCAAGCTGCACATATCCTGTATTCTGAACAACAGGATCGCTCCTCTGCGGCAACGCCCCTGCCCTTGGGTCTGGATTGTACGGCAAGAAGGGGTGTGGAACCGTGTTTGCCGTCTTCCATATCTGTTCGTGACCTTCTATCTGCGCGGGAGTGACCAGATATGGCACTTTCGGAGCCAGTGCGGTCATCTCCACGTTCTGAGAGACCATGTAGTTGTACATCTTCTGAGGGTCTTTCGCGTCACGGATGAGGCTTTTGTAGTACGTCTTACCCTGAATGTTCCAGGTGTCGCCAAAAACAGGCACTATCCGTATATATTTACCCGCCACATCCTTTGGGCCTTCCAGTATTTCGTTACCAGACACCAGACACCACTTGATTTTGTGGCTTTTCACCTTCCTCTCGCGGATGATGGATACCATCCCTTCTGGAAGCATCAACAGTTTCTCTTTGCCGACAGTCGTTATGAAGTCTTTCACCTTATCCGCTTCAATAGTTTCCCCGGTTTCCAGGAGATAGAGCGTCTTCTCAAACGGTTCACGATACCAATATTCGGCAATCCTGCGCTCGTTGTCCAAGAACCACCCTTCCAACTGCTCCCCTTCCCCGGTTTCCCACTCTCCACCCTCTTTCTTGGGATATCTCCGCTCAAATTCATCGTTTGAAACGGTTTCCGTGATAAAACACCAATCAAGACCACCCTTGTAGACATCCTTTATCGTCACAGGGTCGGGATATACGGTGAAATTATTCCAGATAGGGTTGATTACGATGTCCTGTTCAAAGGAATCCTCGTCGGCATACTGCGTGTCGATACGCCAGAAGCCGGGATACCCTCCGCTCGTAGCCTGCTTGAAGGCATTATCGTAAGCAATGGAGGCATGGCTGTTATATTCAATATTCCGAATGTGTCCTTCGTAAATATCGGCAATCATAGGATCGGCTACGGAATCGACAGGCCGCACTTTAACGGAAGGGCGGTTCTGCCGCTGGTCGCCGGTTACTTGCCGGATGAACTTAGGCAACTTGTTGATGGTGAGCCGGGGGCGGTTCTTCCTCGCGGTTATCGCCTCGGAGTCCCACTGGAAATCTCCCCCCTGGATGAACTCCAAGTCTTCTATCGCTTTCAGCCGTTCTTCCCTGTCGGCATCCACCGCCAACTTGAAACGGTCTTTCATCTCAGCAAGCAACTTCTCGTTATCCATTTATACCCCCATCCAACTTAGCGGCTCATCTATCGTGTTCGCCGGTTTCTTCTTCGCGGTCTTACGGAAATACCTGTCTGCCTTGTAGTAGGACATAGCAAGGGCATCAGCCTTGTCGGGAGAGAAACCAAGCGTCTTCCGTATCTCCTTCTTGTCCCGTATCTTCACCTTGTTTCCGGTGTTCTCCCACTCAATAGCACCCAACTCGTTCACCAATTCAGGGTCGTTGGGAATGGAGATAGCCTTACCCTCAAACGCCCTCTTCAAGTCCCAATACATCTCGGCCCTCTTATTCAGGAACTTGTCAGGCTCCTCCAAGTCCCGCACAGAACGGGAATCAGCAGGACGCGCATCTATACCGCGATTGCATAAAGCCTTTGGCAGATACCACCCAAGACCGATATTGTCCACAAAGGCAACGGTACATTCAGCCTTCAGCAACTCGTCAGCAGACCAATCGGCCAAGTCGTCACTATCGGAAGTCTGCCTAGTGCGGAAGGATTGCACCATTGGCCCCTGTCTCACGCACACCACGCTCCTATCTCCCCCACCGCCAGCATCCACCCCGCACATAACAGGGTCGAACTCAGAAACATCAAACTCCCTGTCTATAGCCTCCTGAATAAAGTTGTACGGAATCAGGGAATGAGCATTTGCAACGGGAGGTAAGCCCAACACCCCAATCCGATACGCAGGGCTGTTCTCCCCGTACTTCCGTAAACGCTCTATCTGCTCCCTCGTAACGTTATCGGAATCGAAAGCGTTCCATTGTAGACACACCCACTGGTCGGAATTCTTCCCCTGGCTGTCTATAGCAAATCCGCTGTTCTGCGTAGGGTTGAATATCATGAACAGCAAATTCAGCTTGCCGGTAAGCGTCCTGTCGATAGGCTTGAACACAGGGTCAGGGATACCTGAAGCCTCATCCACCACTATCAGCATGTGGTCGGCATGGCGCCCCGCCAGTGTCTCCGCTTGCTGGTCAGGGGTAGCCTTGGTGTTTATCGTTACCAACTCAAGAAAGTGCCGCTTCCCCCAATCCTGCTTATCCGGCAGCTTCCGATACATCTTGTCGCTCTGCACCTCAAAATTTACCTGAAACTCGTTCTTGCTCTCCGGGTCTTTAGGGTCGCCCTTCAGCGCCATATTCCTGATATTCGCAACCTCAGACCAATAGACGTGCTTCAACTGGTCGCCGGTATTTGCAGTCGCAATACCCCTCGCATCACGAAACAGCGACATAAAGTGCCACGTGATAATACCGGCAAGAAAATCCTTGCCGTTACCATTGGAACTCTGTATCGACAGCCCTATCTTGCCGCTCAACTCCTTCTGCCGCTCCGTCATCTCACGGCCATTGGCAAGCATCAGCTTCGCCTCTATCAACTCCCCCCACTGCCTGAGAGCATCCTCCTGCTGATACGATAACCCCGTCTCAGTAGCAGGCTTACCCGTATACACAAACACTCCGTCACGAATACGACCAGCCCTCTCCTGCGCCCTATATATCGTATCCCCAAACATAGCCTTTACCCACTCGATAGGCTTAATCTTCCAAGTGGCGGCAGTGTTCAACATCTTCTTAGACAAAGGCTTTACAGCCATTCAGCACACACCCTCATAATGAGTTATCAGCAACACCCCATCACCCATATCCTCTACGTCAGGATGACACCAACAGTCTTCGCTACCTTCATTGTGAGACACCGCATAGCAGAATGGAGAATACGTGTCGAAAGAGTCCATCATTCATACTCCATGCTAGTCAACGCCTGATGCAACGCTCTCCCAAGCAAATCAGTATCCTTCTCGCTTAACTCCAATCCAATCGCATACGCAATGTGGTGCACAAGCTCGTGACAGAACACCTGCTGTCTACTAACATCCGTTACGGGATGATGAGGGCCAGGAGGAACTAACTGTATCTCACTCTTGTGATAATCAGCCGCACCACTCCAATTATGGGCAGGGAGTAAAGAGGCATCCTCAACCACTGTGATAGTCTCGGCGAATAACTTGAAGCGAGAGGGGATTTTCACAGTGGACACCTCCTGCTTGATACAAGAGCAGCGGGAGTGAAAGCCTTACACTCAAGACGCTTTATACGGAATGTTCTCATACAATCCTTTCGTGGAACAGAAGCCCCTTTTGTTATAGTGGGGGTGGAAAGGGATAGATGCTATCTACACACCGAGCCGATGGGCACATACCCCCCCTCTACCTACCACCTGGCACGATCGCGGGCCTGCTCCTGGATTATCCGAGTCTCTCCGGGGTACCCGTGATGCCTCCGTCCTGCCGAATAGCCCACCTGTTGATAATTTTTGTACTTTACATAATAGCTGCTATCAGACATTGGGCCTATCCCATTATCTCTAATAATCACGGCATGTTTCACTATTTGTGAATATCTGTGAAACATTATCTGGACGTTCCACGGAGATAATATCTATATCTAGTGGTCATTCCGGCAGGTCGGGCGACTCCTCGATGATGCGGTGGAGCAGCGATATGTTGCCCGTAGACTGGCCCCGTTCTAGGCGCTCATTGTTGAAACAGCTGTTGAAAAACGTGACAGCGGCCATCGGGGATTTATCTACCATTTTTTTTATCGCGTCCTCGTCAATGACCCTGAGAACCATCTCCTGTTTCCCGGCCAGCAGGTCTGCGCGTAGCTCCTTATACTCTCCCACTGTATCAGTATCTATCCCGTGACGTTTCAGTAGGGCGCTCAATGCCTGCTTGCTGATACCGTTGAGTTTTGCCTGGTCCGTTATCGTCATCAGCGGGTTTTTGGCACGCTGCTTCAGGATTTTGTCAATGTCCGTATTTTTCGGCTTTCTATCCGGGTGTTCTGTCCGGTTTTTAGGAGCGGTACCTTTGGGCCGTGCCATATCTCACAATCTCTCCCGCCCTACGGTTGGGTATAACTCCTGCGCGGAGGGCGTAATGCAGTAGATATAAATAGGGATACCGATTTGCGATTAATCGATGAGGCTATATGCCTCCTGCTACTCTCTACAGGATTTATCGGCCCTGGTGAGCTGCCTCAATCAGGTATCGTTTATCCGTTGTCCCCGGCAGTCCCAGGGCGTGTCGGCGCTCGGTATCCGTAGTACAGCGCCCTGTAGATTGCGATTGTATTACGCTATCAGCCTGCCTCATCACCTGTGCAATATGCCACCCGTTTGTTGCACAAAATATTTTTCGGGAAATATTATTTTTCTGCTTGACTAAACCCATCGTTGGGTTTATAGTTGTTTTAACGATGCACACAAACTCTCAGGAGGCCCGCAATGAACGCAACGACCGAAATAATCAACGCCGAACTGGTAGCCAAAATTAACGAGATCGTAGAACAGTGGAACCAGTCTGACCGCGCAATCAGAGCCACCGAAATGCCACTGTGGACAAAAAGAGCCGCCAGTTCAGGGCTAGAAACTGGTGCAATGCTGCAAATAGGCAAAATAGCTCCGAGTGATGTAGTTGTTGCGCTTGGCCTCGATGACGAGGGCCGGCTTGAAACCATCGGTGAGGCAGTTTTCCAGGCATATTTACGCGGTGCTGTTGTTGCCGCACTCGATACCATCAACTAGGAGGCTCCACATGACCGAATCAGAATTTAAAAGCAACGCGGCGGGGGGTAAAACCCTCGCCGAGCTTTCCAGCTACCCAGACAGCGAATACTGGGCGGGATATCAGCGCGGCATCCGTCGCAACTACCACGGGGACAAATTCGGCACCACTGATGAACATGCTCTCTGGTTATCGCTGGCCGATGAAACCGGAGATGACACCCGCCGTTTTCGCGGTATCGGATACCGGGTAGGATTCGACGGCATGCCGATATCCGAGGCCATTAAACATCTGCAACAGGTAGTAGCAAAATCAATCGCCGGCGCCGCTCTCGGCTCCCGAACCTCCGAGAAAAAAGCGGCTGCCGCCAGAGCCAATGGTGCAAAGGGAGGCAGACCAAGGATGCAGGTCATCAGAACTTTCAATACCGCACTCGGTGGCTACGAGTACCGCGCTACCGGAAACGAAAAGGTTGTTAATCTCCAGGAAAAATCGTCTGGATCTTCAAAATGGCGCACAATGCGGACAGTATCTCGTGAAACATGGACCGATACAGAGATGAAAGATTTGACGATTTCGCAGTTTGCGAGAGAGTGTAACGAATAACCCTCACTGCCCCTCCCTCGCCCACGGAAGGGATTCACGGGCGAGGGAAGACAAACCGCAACGTT